CTATCTTTTTTGCTTGGGTCTTTGATTTTTGAAGTTAAAAAATTATATGCAACTTCTTTTGAGAATGTTAAACAACATGAAACAACCGGCAAAAAAAACGCTAAATACCGAAGAATACACCCCTTAAAATAATTACACACTATGAAATAAGATTTTCATAGCGTGTAATGTAAACTGTTCTATTCTACCTTCGGATAGTGCTGCTTTATCTCTGCTATCTTTTCAAGCCATTCTGCCTTATCTATGTCTCCACGCAGTGCCTGCATACCCAGCGGATCCGCTTCTTGTCGATAGGCGGCTTCTCGCTGACGGTCAATGTATGCGTTATATTCTTCCTTGCTGATAAGCCCTGCATCGTACTGTTCTTTTTCAGTCTTTTTAACAATATAATCACCTTCAATTTTTTCATCGGCCTTTAGCTGAATAAGACCGGCGGAAACCTTTTCGGCTTCCGTCATATCAACAAAATCCGTGCCGGCTTCATTGAGTTTTTTACCTTCCGGTACCGGCACAAGCCCTTCTTTAACCAGCTGCGCAAGCGGCTTTTTAATACCTGCCAATACATCGCTGTATATACGGATATCATCGCCGATATTGGCTTGTATATTCTTTCCGTAAAGGTACGTCATTCCGTCTTTTTCTTTCTTCGGCTTTTCGCCGATAACGTGATTGATAATAATATTTTCTTTAATTTCTAAACGCTCTACAAACTCCATATTCTTCCCCTATCAGTCTTTTACCAACACCCAGATGGTAAAGGTTAAGTTTCGAGATCGGTTTTCTTCGGCTGTTGGAACTACATAAGATGCTGCGAAATTGACGCCCAGGTGTTGATAGAGAGAAATACCTGTGCTATTGCCTCCACCCCCATGTCTAAAAGCATTATCTTTATCGTTTGCCAGCTCTACTTCCAAAAGATTTATATGCCCTCTTATGTCTCTTATTGCATCTCCCTGCTCATCATCTTGAAAGATATAATCGCCATTCTTGATTTGTTCTTTAGTCAATTTTTTGGAACTAAACGCCTTCGCATTTCGCCCTTTCGCTCTAAAAAAGTTACCGTCATAGTTGACCTCGTACCAACTATAGCCCTCAAAATGAAGGGCGGGATCTTCTAACGGGCTCGGCATTCCCGTCCATTGGACATAACCGTTTTGAAAGATTTGAATAAATCGTCTATCAATCGCATCGGCGAGTTGGGTAATAGATGTATTATCCGGAGTCCCACCGCTTCTTTTTATCAGCTCCGACAGGTTGTCTAAAATAAGATTGATAGTCTCTGCCGGGATAAAACTTGGCTTTTCAAGCGGGTTTTGGAAGCTGCCGTTTGAGAATTTGCCGGATGAGTCAACGCCCGGCCATTGGACTTTCTCACCGAAGATATTAAGTTCCTGATTATCAGGATACATTCCAGCCATAAAGGACTTCCTCCTAAGTATAGAAAAAATAGATAATCATATTTGCTAAAAGCGCATCCTTTATCGCTCCCTCAAAGTCAGCTTTTAACGCAGCGTTTTTGATTTCCGCTTCAATGAAATACACGGAAAAAGATGCGGGAGAACACATTCTATTGATACCGATACGGGTATGACCGAAAAAAGCGGAGCGGTACGGATAATAAGCACGCTTTATTGTTGCCGTGTACAGTGAAGCCATTTCCTGCAAAACCGAACGGTTTATAAATCCGCGCCTCTTGCTTAAAAGCAGTGAGCGCCGCATTTCAAGCGGTAAGTGCAGATAGACCGAGCCGAGCAAGACACGCTCCCAGTCGTCTATGGTGGTATCTGCTGTCTTGGGTGTGGCTTCCTGCATCAGATGCGGGAAGCGGCTTTTGAAGCGGTAGAGTTCTTCTGCTTGAGCCTCAACCCATTGAGAGAGGTCGCTTTCCGGATCATCGAACTGTGCATCCCAGTACACACCAAGCGGAAAAAGCTTTTTAATGGCAGCGGCATAATCGGCTTGCGTATGCAGGAGATTACTTAACGGCAAAGCGCACCGTCCCCCAGACCGGATATTCCAGTATGGTTGTAGTAAATTCTCCGGCAGAACCGTTGGCAAGTTCCACCCTTGCAAAGCTGATTTTTACCCCATCTACAATCGCATCGCGGAAGCTGCCTTCTGTGTACCGAACACCGGGACGAGCAGTCGCGTTTAGATAGGTTTTAAGACGGTTTTCGACAATGCCATGATTTTCGGTGCTGCTTTCGGAAGCAAGTAAGGTAATCGTCATGTCGATAGGGCGTAAGGAAGGTGTGCGTACCGTACACAGAACCGGCGGAGCGACGGAATCAAGGTAGGCGGTAACAACTGCAAGGTTACCAACCTGTGAAATACCGTGAAAATGATCACCTGAGATAACCTGTATCAAAAGAGCGCCGAATACGCCGAAATTTTTAAACTCAAAGGCTTTGGATACATCAGCTGAGGAGTCAACCGCCCACGCGGCAAAGTCTCCGATTTTGCCGTACCGGGTAGTGTTGCGGAGGGCAAGTAGTACCCGTGAAAGGTATTCTTCATCGCTTTCGGCATCAACGCCGCCTTTGATGCCGCCCAGTACAATCGCCTCACTGGAAAGACCGACGGGAAGCGCTGAGGAAAGTTTGAGCTTTTCTCCGGCAGCAAGATTAGAAGCGACACCCGCCTGTTCGGCATGAAGCCAGATAACAGCTTTTCCGGTGCTGTCTATTTTGAAAGCGGTATCGGTAAAATAGCGCTTTCCGGAAGCGGATGTATAAACAAGCCCCGCCGGTACTGCCGTTCCTGTAACGCCTTTGATTTCCGCTCCTCCGATGGCAGCGACGGCATACAAAGGCGGTACTCGGTCAGACCAGTGCATACGCAGATAATCGCCGGTTGCCGTATCCGGAAAGAGCTGATCGGCTAAAAATGAGAGGTCGCCAAGGAGCTGATGATACATCCCCGCCTGTACTTCTGAAAGAACCCTAATCAAATTATGCCGAGCGGTTTTATCGAGCGGCTTAAAGCGGCTTATATATGCGCTATACATACGGTCGAGTAAGACCGGTAAGGATTCTCTAACCAATGCCATACCATACATCCTTTATAAATACCGAGCTGCCGTCAGGCTGGACAACAGTTACCGCATAACGGATTTCATTCTTGCCGATGTGCTCGGCGGTACATTCAATCGAGCGGGCTAAGCCGTCCGTTTTAAGCCACGCAAGGCTCTCTAAGATATATGAGCGCACCTTTCCGGCGCTGGTGCCGTCAAGTTTTCCTTCTTCCTTGAGTATCCATAATTCGGAGCCGAAAGTAGGATCAGCCCACCAACGCCCTTTATCCGTGCCGATACTCATTGCCACGAGTTCCTGTATATCCGTCCAATTTTCAAGCCGTATCGTTTTACCGCTGTCCATTAAAACCCTTCCTAAGAGACTTGTGCCGCTCTCTTGCTAATTGCCGCCGTGCTGCACTTTTGTATTTTCAATCTGCGAAAAGTCGGCAAGCTGCAAGGCGCTTAACGCTGTCTTTAGCGCCGCTTGAAGGCTGACGGAGCACCGTTTCCTGCTTCGGTAACCGGAACCTGTAACACCTGCACAAAGGCTTTTAAAAAGGCATTGGTTTTTTCAAGCTCTTTTTTCAATTCCGCTATTTTGATAAGCCCGCCGTGTTCCGTGCCGTTTAGTTCAACCGTTTTATCAGAGCGGACAATGAGAAAGCCGCCGTCTTTGCTCCAAAGGGCTGAATCCCCATCTTGTAATGCAGGAGCACCTTCTGCAGAGCATATCGGCAAAAGCAGAAAAGAGCCGGCATTCCCTCCTTGGCTGAGTATGAGAGCCTTTCCTTCTGTAGCTTTTGCGATAAAACCATACGGAAAGACTTCTGCCGCTTCGAGCATACGGCCGAACTCGGTTTGTACCGTAACCGTTTCCTTATCGCGCTTTTTAAAAACACCGACATTAAAAAGATTTCTCAACCGTGCATAAAGATCGGATATCGTCATTTATCGAGCCTTTACAGGAGTGATATTGTGCCGTTTTGCAACTTGCTCAAGGAGCGATGATTTCTTCCCTTTTAAGCCGCTTTTTTTATCCTTAAACACAGCGCCCTCTTTTCCCATATATACTTCAGGATTAACAAGGCTGATGGTGCAGTCAAAGACGGAAGATTCTGCACGGTATTCAACCTCGCTTATCATCATAGTACAGTCAAGACCGGCGGATGGTATGTAAACAGGGATTAAAAAATTCGGATTAAAGAATAGTTCTTTTTCATGTGTTGTATCAAAGCTCTTGATTTGCGCATCGGTTAAGCCCCAGCCGGAAACCGTTACCGTTGTTGTCCGTCTTCTACGCCGGTATAATTCAATCTGCGCCCGCCGGTTTACCTTTTCTTGGTCGAGCTGAAAATCCGAAAGGTTCAGCGTTAAAATACGATTATTGTTACAAAGCGGATCGATGGCGCGTCCGGTAAGCTTGCTTGAAACGACGACATACTCATGAAACTGCTCTGCTCCCGATTCCGTCGTTTCTACCGATTTAATATTCATCCCTTCCGCTAAAATAAAATGCCATTGACTTGCATCTCGTCCGGATTTCGTCAGATATAATTCACCTGCTTCATTTGAGGTAAATACATAGCCTTGATTCTCCGCTGCATTTACCAGCTGCGTCCAAGGCGATTCACAGTCCCATGCAAAGACAGGAATTGTTTCGGTGTAATCAACTCCACGAGGCAAATGCTGTACTTCAATACCGAATGAACCCTTTGCAATTGTTTCGGCCACTTGAAGCAGTGTTGCACTTTCCGTCTTTCCCGTCCATGTTGAATCGATAATATCGCGGGCAGGCGAGCGGCCGAGAACGGTGATATACTTGCGCCCTGAATCGGTGGTGTCGGTAATTTCGTCGATGCGTACCGTGGTAACGCGCAAGTTTCCGTTATTATGCGTAATGTGCTTATTGTAAAAACGGACTTCTATCGTATCGTGTTTATGGAGAAGGTCTTTTTGACTAATCGGGAGTTCAAGCGTAAGACTATGGCATATTTCATCGAGCGACTTTTTAATATGTACCCGGTTCCATTGAAGCTGCTTAAAGACCTTACTCCCTGCCGGAGCAACATTAATAACAATGCTAGACATAGCGGATAGCTCCTTGTATGACAAATGAGTCTTCAATGACATTTAATGCACGTAAGATTCGCTCTTCTGCACCGAGATATTGCGCCAAAGCTAAAAGCGGCATGCCGCGTCCTAATGTGATAGAAAGTTCTTGCGCAAGCTGCTTTGCCGCCAGTTCTTGAGAAAGCGCTTGCCTTAATTCCTGTACGGCGCTGTATACGGCCGGATCATTAAGGTCAATACTTTTTTCGAGCCGGTCATAGAGGGCAAAGAGGTTTGCCGTGCGGTTATACGATTGCTCAGGCATTTCCGGTAAGAGCTGTGCCGCTGTGTAGAGCGCCACCGTTTTATATAAATTTTCTGTCGCTTGCTTGGTTGCAATCTGCTTAACCGTTACCGCTTCGACCGGCAACTGATACTTATCGGCTGGGAGCAGGCAGAAAAGCAAATTCTTTTCATTGTTTTTAATCCTGAAAAATGCGGCTGTTTCTTCCGATGCATTCTTTATCTCTAACACGCTTGCAACCATCTTTCCGGCAACACCAAATAACGCAAGGGCGAGTGTTTTAGGACTGCGGATTCCCTGTGCGATAAGATTAGTGATTTGAGCGGCCGCATTCGTTATCTCGTTAAGTTTTTGAAAGCCGCCTTGAATCCGTCCAACTGCTTGCAGCACGGAAACACGCATCAGGTTAAACGATTTAAGAAGCGTTTGCTCATCGAGGTTGTTTTTCAAAGACTGTACAAAAGCGGTTTCTGCAGCATTTTTCACCGCCTCCGCTGCTTCCGGAATCGTTTTAGTCAGAGAACCAGAAAATTCCCAGCGGCTTTGTACCGGATAGCCTGCACGGGTAAAGGTGAGAGAAACCTTGCATTGGCCAAGTTCTTTTGCAGACTCTTCGATATCCCAGTCGATAACGATAACCGGAAAACGTCCCCAAAGCGGCAGGGTCAAATATCCCGGTTCATCGTCTGTCGTCGGAATGCGCAAGACTTCTACAAGCGTATTGCGGTTTTTAATGTACTCATCGCCGCGGATGAAGCCTGAAACGGTAATCGCTTGCGGCTTTTCGTTTAACTGCATTGAAGACCAAAGTCCATAAAAAGGATATTCGGCTGTATCAACGCTTGCGCCGCCTGAAACCTTGAGGCTTTCATAAATAAACGGCACCGCTTCTTTATGCGGCGCTTGATAGCTCGTCTGTGCCGGAGTGTCGCTTGTAAGATAGGAGAAACGATTGTCCCCGTCTCCTTTTACCGCTCCATACGCCATCCGCCAGTTTTCGCTTGCGGGCGCGGGCAATGAGGCATCCCAGTTATTGATCATTTAAAACGCTTCCCTTGCTTCCTGAATGCGGCCGGTATTATACTGAAACGGCGTGGAGTTCCGCTGCACCTTTGCAGAAACGGTTGGCCGCTCACCGGAAAGATTGATATTAAGATCCATAACGGCATTGCCGGTAAGCTCTGCCGTTACCGGTATTTCAGGCAGTTGCTGTACCGATTCGAGTTCTTCTCGTACCGCGGCGCTTTCAGGAATGACTTCATCCTTGCCGACTGCTTCGCCAATTTTCTCTCCCACGGTTCGGCCGAGCTTACCGCCAAACCAACCGATAGCGCCGCCGACAAGTCCGCCGATAGCCGTACCGATCACCGGAACAACCGAACCGATTGCTGCTCCTGCCAATGCTCCGGCTGCAGCCCCGCCAATAGAACCGACCGCCGCTCCTACAGCACCGCCTTTTGCTTTTGATTTTTCTTTTCCTTTTAATTCAGGATTATTATCGATGTCGTTTAATTCTCCGAGCATTTGCGGAACTGCCACAAGTGCAGAAGAAAGAGCCGCAACCCCTGCAAGAGCGGCACCCTGTTTAAAGGAGAGCCGTGACCCCGCCGGTTTGCCGCCGCTCAGTGCGGATTCTGCCATATTGCCGGAAGCCCCCATACCGCCTTGTCCCATATTTGTAACAAATACAGGAAGACCGCTTGCTGCCCCTGCTCCATTTCCGGGAAGAGCTCCGCCGAATGCCGCTTGCATACTGCCGCCCGTGAGTGTTCTAATACCGCCTGAAATAGAGCCGATAAATCCCGATATTTTTGCGAGTCCTTTAACAGCCACGATTGCGCCAAGTCCGTATTTTATCGTGTTAAATACTTTCTCCAGCCGTTCAGGTTTTTCGGCAAGATACGAAAGTAAATCATTCAACCGCTCTAAGGGTTTTGCTAAATTCGTATCTGCGAATTTTAAAAACGTTGTTTGAAGGTTTTGGAGATTCGCCTTCATTGTTCCTGCCATGCGCGCAGATTTGGCTTCAAGAGCACCTGTCGTATCTCCTAAGCCCTCTGTGAGTTTTTTATAATTTTTACCGTAGTTTTGAAAAGCGCGTACTGCCTTCATACTCGTAACGCCGAACACTTCCGATAAAAAATCGATATTGCCTTCTTTTTGTGCGACAGCCAATACATCGTCCATAATTTTGGCAAGGTCTCTAAATTCTCCGGCACTATCACGGACGCGGACACCAATAATCCCCAGCTTTTCTTGTTTATTAGGATCGGAAAGTTCTGCAATAACGGCATCCAAAGCGGTTGCCGCAAGTTCTTCATTTTTTGTATCTGCGACAAGTATCTGCATAACGGCGTTTAATTTTTTTACATCTTCAACGGTACTTCCTATCGTAGAATATGAAGATAAAACAGCCTTCCCCGTTTTTGCAAACTTTTGAAACGTATATTCTCCCTGATCTCCTTGTTTTACCAAATCGTCCATCAGTTGGGAGATTTCAGCAGCTGCAAACCCTTTTTTTTGAAATTCAGAGAATACATCCCCCATTTCTTCACCGGCTGCACCGGATGCCTGTAATGCAACTGCGATATTTTTAATATTCGCTTCGACGTATTCTAAGCTGCCCGTTTTTGTCATAACGACATCGAGGGCATCGATAATTTTTGACGGGTCTATTTTGATATTCGGGTCTTGAGCAGCTTCAAAGATTTTCTGCTTTAGTGTATTGATTTGTTCTGCAGAAGCATCGGCAGTCATACCCATACGGGTAAGGCGGGCATCAAGGTCAATAATTTGGTTTGAAGCAGCTCCAAGAGAAAGGGATACGCCGATGGCTCCGAGCTTTGTTTTCATTCCGGAGAATACGCTATCGATTTTATTGACTGCGGCAAGTGTATCGGAAGAAAACTTTTTTGTTGCCGTTCCCATTTTACCGAGTTCTTTTGAGTATAAGTCTTTTAATGTCAGTAAAACGCCGGCTTTAACGTCCGCCATTTAGGTAATCCCCCGTAATAGTTTCGTATTCCGTACCGCTGCCGTATGCCATCTTTTTAATTGAAGCCATGAAAAATCAAGGATAATTTCATACGGCAGCGACGGCATCATGCACATCAATTCCGTTACAATTTCAAAAATGAATTGCTGAACTTCTGCAGCGGTTAATCCGCTGCCTTGGTAGGGTTTTGCTCATCTGCGTTGTTTTCCATTTCGGCTTTCACACCGAAAAAGACTGCATATATTTTTTGCAGCTCAACACGGATAAGAGCCCAGTCTTCAATGTGCAGATTTGCCAATAGCGCTTCTGATTCCCCGGAAAGCGCAGAACAAAGGGCGACATCTGCTGCAATGGTATTAACTCCGTAGGCATCGGTGCGCATAAGATGACGAACATGGGGGTCTTGTAAGGTTAATTCTGTAATGGTTCTTTCACCGAGTGAAACCGGATGCTTTAAATAAAAGGTCTTCATCTTTCCTCCCTCCCTTATGTCAACTTCTGGCTTTTTGCCGAGTTGTACGTTACTTTGAGTTCTCCCTTAGAAAGCTCAACCGCTTCCGTTACCCACGCGGCCGGCATATAGTGCTGACTGCCGCCTGATAATATGATGGTAAGCGTATCGTTGGAGACATTTGCAAACGCTTGCGGATCAATGGCGGCGTTCAGCGTCAATGACAGTTCCGCCGCGGTCGGAGTTTCCACGTAGCCGGTGTTTTCGTGTACTTCGCCGACTTGAGTTTCCCGCTTAAAGCTTGACGGCTTAAAGGTCGCCCCTCCTTCTTTGAGCGGCAATTCTCCTAAGCTCGTTGATATTACCCGCGATACTTTTAATAGCTGCATACGTTTTTCCCCTTTCCTATTTGAATTGATTTAAACCGGCGCCGATTAAGAACTGCCCGATCAATACCGGCTGATGGATATACTCAAGCCGTGTTTTACTGCCCTTCTTTACTTCAACATGAAGAGATGCCTTATAGCTTTCAAAGTCTTGGCACCAATTCTTCTGCCCGATAAAGACCGTTTGATACAAATCCGCAAGGAAGCTCCGCCAAATACCCGGCGTCATTACTTTAGCGCCTGCCCCGAAGTTTTCCTCCGTGCTTGCAAGCTTCCAGCTCTTAAAGCGCTTTTTTGCTTCCGCATTGATGTAGGTTCTAACTGCGTCAACGGTTTCAACCACTTGGATATCCAGATAGCTTGTGTCCCTTCCGCCGTCTGAGTTTTCCGTGTAGCTGGTTACCAGCCGCTCAATTAAGACGGTTCCCATCGGATCAAGCCGCCATGTGGCAACGCCTGTTTCAAGGAGTTTTTGCCGCTCGTGAAAAGAGTACTCCCCATCTGCTGCTAAACCTTTGACTTTGGTGTCGTAGGTGTTCGCACTCGGATCATCCGCTAAAATGCGGCAAGCTGCAGCGGTAAAACGACTAGACCAGATACACGGAAGCGTCGCATCATCTTTCTTGCGTGGGATAAGGCAGATATGCGGAGAGTTGACCTTTGCCGCTTGTGCGAGGATAGAACCTGCTTCCGTTGCGCTTCCTAATGCACCGGAAAGCGTAATAAAGGCGCGCCCGCCGATTTGCCGCGTTGCTGAGTACCGGCTTTCAAGTTCTTCCGCTAACAGCTTGATGCTTGCCTCATCGTCAAAATCAAAGACGATATAGTTCCACCGTTTAGCGCCGAGCCATTGAGAAAGCTTTGAAAGGTCTGCAACCCCGGTACCCTCTGTTACCGTGCCTTCCGTTACGCTCACCCCTGCTGCATGACTTTGTACCGTTACCGTGTTGACATTTCCGCACGCGCCTTTATAAAGGGAAGAAAAAATAATCTTGGTGTTATCTCCGCTGTCGATTGCCGCTTCAACGGAATTATTTTCAAGCCCGTTACAGGCGGCGACAATAGCCGCGGCAATTTTATCGGCGCTCTGTCCTTCACTCACTGCCGCCCACACACCGCGTCCGTTTATCAGAAGGCGGACACTTCCGGCTCCAGCGCTGACTGCTTGTACGGTGCACTCTTTTTTCCACACCGTTCCGGCTGTAGGCTCTGCAACCGGCAACAGGTACAGCTTTTCTATTTTGTTGACCGATAAAAACGCTTCTGCCATAAGAGCTGCCGGGCTTCCGTATCCGCATGCATCCGCTGCAGCAGAAGCAGTCAAGACATTCACCGGAACCCCTTCCGCCGCTTTGCCGGTTTTGGTTTTGAGCGCGACAATGAGCGCGGTTTTAATATCGCCGGTTTCCCCGGCAAGGCTGTTATCAATTTCCTGATACTGTCCCGGCACTAACAGGTTTGCCGGAATTTGTGTAAAGGCGATTGCCATATTCTCCTCCTTCATTCCAGATTGACGGCATCATCAGCCGTTTGTTTTCCAACGGTAAGATGTGCGTCGTATCCTTTGAACCAATCCAAATCATCAGGCAGCACGATTACGCCGTCATCGTTGACCGCCCGCGCACGAAGTTTCCAGCGCACCGCCCAAAGCGTCGCATTGATTTTATCGAGCGAACCGGTGTACAAACATTCGGCGTTGATACTCCGCCCGCCGCCGAAAGAAACGGAAATATTCAGTCCTTTAATTGCACCGACTAACGCAGAGACAAGCGATAAGGAACCGTCATACAGGCGGTCGTGATTATCCGCGCGGTATAACACCCAACTGACAAACTCGATAAAGCAGTCATCTTCAACATCTTCATCGCGGATGTGTGCAAGAGAGGTGATAACCGCTGGAGTCTTTTGCATGAGGCGGCGGATTTCCGCTTCATCAAAATTCCCCGGATGGGAGCTTACGGTTATCCGCTTATCGTGTGCGAATGCTGCTTGCAGCTGCTTAACTACTGCATCGCGTATATCCAAATACGTTACTGTCATCCGATTTTTCCTTTAAGAAACAGTGCCGCAAGTTCAGTTAAATCGGCAATATCGTCAGTGCTTAATCCGAGGTACGGACGAGCAGGGATATTCCGCGGTTTATAGCCCCATTGATGGACGGCTGCATACTCCCTAACAGAGCCGACCAGTACATCCCAGCTACTTTTGCGCTGCACTTTAATCGAGGATTGCAGCATCCCCGAACGGTGTAAAAGAGAAACGACCGATTCAAGCCCTTTCGCTTTTAGTCCGCGGAGCGTGGACGCTGCATAATCCTGCCATTGGTTACCTTCCGGGTCTTGTTGCGTTTCAAGGATTCTTGAACGAGATTGCTCGACAATTTCCACCCCGAGCCCTTTCATCAGCGCTTGCCGGTCAGCGGCTGAAAGCGCAGAATGATTGAGCACCTCTGCTAGTTTTTGCATTTCGCCGAGATCGACGGTAACCATCGCGCCGCTCAAATTATCGTTCCTTTTTTCCAGTAGCGCGGATCGGCGGCATCTTCGGCTCCTCCCCCGATAACAAGGGAGGCTTCCTGTAAGTCAGGCCCGGATAGTCCGCCTTTAAATTCCCGGTCTATCTTTTCTAACAGCTTTATGCTGTCTTTATACCAGTCCCGCGTATCTTCGCTTGAGGTTACCGTATCGGTTAAACGGTGTACGGCAATGTCCGCGCACATTCCCTTTAAGGCAGCATCAAACTGCGCAGGGATGGGATTGATAAGTTCCGCATCTTTTAAGAGCCACGGAAGCTGTGCAACGATTATTCCCGTTGCGTCAGTCAGCGCAAGATCGATACGCGCCGTATCGAGTTCGCCGTTTTCATTCAGCGGCAGACTATTACGCGGGGTGCGCTGTTCCAGTTCTGCGGCGGTTAAAAAAGACTTCATCCGATCGTCTTTCCGTCAAGCCACGGATCGTTTTGTAAGATTTCTGCAACCTCTTCCGTAACTTCGTATTCAGCATCAACCGGCGTGAAGCGTAAGCCTGCACGAAAGTATGAAGGCTTGCCGGTTTTACTCCGGCATCGAATGCGGACTTTTTTCGTGACGGAATCGCCGCTATTGCTGCCGGAATTTTCAGTTCCTGCGTTGTTCTCAGGATTGCTGTCGCCTTGATTTTTCGGCGTTTTTTCTCCTGAAGGTTCAGCGGGAGTATCTCCGCCAGTGTTTTTTTCTTGCGCAGTCTTTTTCGCATCTTCTACAGCTTTCGCCGTTGCAAAAAGTTTATCCTGTGCTGTCTGCACAGCTTTTTCAATCCCTTCGAGCTTTTTCTTGAGCTTTTCATCATCAGGCTTGCTTTCAAGTTCTTTTTTCGCGTCATTCCGTTTCTGAGCGAGTGCCTCTAAGTTTTCTGCTGCTTTCTTATATTCCATTTCAAGCTGTTCAAAAGTCTTTTCAGTCTTTTCCATACTTCACTCCTTACATCCAATGGCAAACAATGAGCTTAACACGGTTATAGTTGATGTTTGATTCCCCGCCGGACAAATTCTGTTTTAAAAGAATTGATTCCGCCGCTGCACGGTTTGAAGCATCGACAATCAGATGCGTCGGGCGGAGTCCAAGCGGATCACCGCCGTCACGTTTGAACGTTTCCATCATGCTATATGCCTTTTGGAAGTTGTCTGGCGAGAGCTCTTCTTTCGAAGCGACAGCCTGTTGCCAAAGACCATAGCCCCAGTTCCCGCGGTAACGGATACCGTAGAGGTACTTGTCTTTCATAAAGACGGTTTCGTTTTGTGTGTCTTTGATTTCATCAAACTCAGGCGCAAAACGCTCCTGCATGATAAACGGTTTTAGCGGACGGTTAAGGTCAAGCAAAAACCACGGCTTGCCGCTTCCTGAACCGAGGATGTTTGACGTTTGGGTGTTGCTGCCGGTGCCGTCCGGTTTTTCATACACCGGATGATCGGTATCGAAGAAGTTCTGCCCGTCATAACACAAGGCGGTAAAGCCGTCGGTAATGAGCTTTGCAATTTGCCGCCAAAAGAAGTCGACTGTCTCTTGCCCTTGCGTTTGTGCAAGAACGCGATACTGACCGAGGTTATCATCTTCGATGTCGGTACGGTCAATGCCGAGTGTTGCTTCGTACTTTTTGTTTTCGATGGCGTAGGCAAATTCCTTCATGTCATTGATAACACGGTCGCCGACCCATTCGCGCATGTGCGGGAAACTACCAAGCCATGCATACGAGTTTGATTTCGTGTTGCTCGTTACAATCGTAACCAGCTCCTTATAATCTTCACGGTTTACTGCTGCATCAAACGCCTGCCGGAACTCGGCGCGCACCATTGTGCGTAAGCCTTGCAGCGTACTGTCTTTGATTATCATAAATTATTTTCCCTCCTTAATTTTGAGCCATTGCTCTTTCGTATAGCCCATCGCTTTACACATATTCAGCTCCTCGGCATTCAGTTCCGTGTGCGTTTCGCTTGCAGGCGGCGTACCTGCTGCAGCTGAAACACCGGCCGGTATAATTGCAGGGGTGCTTTCCATAATCTTTGCAAAGTTTGCAAGTCCTTCTTCCGATGCACACATGGCAAGATAGGCATCCTTACTTGCAGGCGCGATCTTGCGCTCGCTCACCGCTTTTTCAACAGCGATGACGGCTTTCTCTTTCAGCTGTGCAGCGTTGAGTTCTGTAAGCTGTGTTTCCGCGTTCACCGCCCGCTCTTCCATTTGCACCAAGTCCGCACGCGGAGCATACGCGGTAAGGTCTACCGGCTTTGCGCTATTGAGCTGCGTTTTTAACGCAGTGATCGCAGTCAGCACGTCGTTTTCTGTTGCGTCTTCACGAAGTCCTAACGCCGCGCAGATTTCTTTATTCATTCCTTTCTCCTTTGCCGGATTATCCGCCGGCGCGGTCTGTGTACTGTTTAGTATGGGAAGGTTTATATTCGGTGTATTGGTAAGACCTGCCCGTAAGATGCTCTCTATCGCTCCGTTTACACTCACCTTAAAAACGGGAGAGATGTAGCGATATTCTTGATTCTCTAAGGCGGCTTTTCCGCGCGCTGTCCAAGAAACAGCCGCCCAAATGGAGCCGTCTTCTTTTGCCGTGATCGCGCTGAACCAGCCCATTGCCGGAGATTCTTCTCCTTTCGGAGCACGTAAATCCGTGGAATGGTTTTCATCGATGATGTGCTGAGGCAAATACTCATTTGATCTTTGCGCGATTAACTCCGGATTGTTTTTAATCCAGCGCCGCCCGTCGCGCCCTGCAACATAGTCGCCCGCCGGTAATAGCTGTATCGTTTCGGGAATTTTCCCGCTTTCAGCATTCAGGCATAAAAAAAGGCTGTCGGTATTCATCCCCGACAGCCTATCCTGTTTTTCCCCTTATCATCAGATAATCGACATTAAAATTTACCCTTGCTTTTTTTCATACGAGTCGTCAAAATTAAACTCCTTTTGACGCAATGCACCTTGCCCTTCGTGATAGAGCCGGTACATTTGATTAAACGACATACCGTATTTCCTGCAAAGGTCGCGCATTGAGTCAACCGAACCGTTATACTCTTGCGCAATCTCTTGAGCAATCTGTTTTCTAAATGCCGTTTTTTCTACCGGGATATACCACTGCACGCCCCCGTAAAACCGCGCAATAATGTCGTATATCCGCTCCGCATCGGCGTCTCCTACCGCGTCAGCTAACACGCCGTAGATTTCCTGCCCAATGCGGGATTGTGTTCTTTTCTGTTGCGGTATGTATACCAGCTGCCCGCCGAACCAACTACTTAACGCTCGGAGCGCTCGCAGTACCCGCTCTCTTTCTACCCCTCGTCCGGCAAGCACCCGCAGCATTTCCTGCATTAAGTTTTCCACCCATCTCCTCCTTATCGCATCATATTTCATTGCTCTGCACAGCATGATCCTTTAAGCGGTATACCGTCAGGATCATACCCAGCCTGTACCGCAATATCGCGGACGGCTAGAATGACTTTTTGTGCAGTCTTCACATCAAGCCACCGCAGGTAGGGAACGCCGGTAATACGTTTGATAAAACGGTTGAGAGCCGCTTCCGTTTTTACCCGTGCAGAAAGCTCCCATAAGCCTTTGATGTATTGTATCTGCTCCGCTGTTGCCCGCCCGACTTCTTCCGCACTTGCAGCCATCTTTTTTACCTGAAAGCCTAAACGCTTAAACGCCTTGAGCACTGCTTCAAGTTCTGCGATGGACAGTTCCGTACTGCTCGTTTTACCGGTTATCCCTTCAAGCAATGTGCGGTATTCTTCTTCGGTCAATCCGATCTTTTGCTTACCCACATGAATAAGCCGGATGAGCTGTCCTTTCTTGGTTTTATATGTTCCACTACTCATACTGTTCATGCTCCTTAAATTGCCGTTAAACACCAGATGCCCCGCCTGTAAAATACCGGCTGAAAGCGTTTAGCAGTACTGCTAAGCGGGGCATCTTTGATTATCCGATACTTTTCTCGATGCGCCCTTTCTGCGCTTGTGTAAGCGGAACCCTTTGCATTTGCTGTTCCATTGCAAAGCCTGCAAAAATAGGAACACTGCCGAGTTTTTTCTCTCGCACATACAAGGCAATCTCATCATAATTATCAAGTAAAACCGTAACCGCCTTCCTCTTTTCCGAATGCTCACTCTCTCTCATTTCGCGGGTAAGAAGGTAGCGGATAAGATTATGAACCCGATCAAAACCTTCCACCCTTGCCCGCTTATTCATTTCCTCATACAGCACGTCATCAATCGTAATTGTTACTTTTCTCCCACTCATGTTTTTTGTCTCCTTTTCCGTTACAAAGAATTGACGATATCGGCATCGACAATTTGACCGCCGAGTTCTGCTGCAAGGTTCATTGCCCGCCGCATCCAGTTGTTAACCAAAAGCGGATAGGCAATACTGTAGACGAGCTGCTGACTGCGTGTTTGCCGCCTGAGCTTTAAGGCAAGCGCTTCACAGCCTTCATCGGTGATGATACTCTTGCGCTCCCTTTTAAGACGAGCAAACTTTACATCAAGATAAGCGGCAATATCTTTTCCACTTCCAAGCGGAGCTAATTCCAGCACTTCCATACGCCGGATAACCTCGCGCGCTTCCCAGTTTTTTGCTTCATCGAGTTTGCCCTTCATTTCTGGCTGCCCAATCAAAATAATTGCCAATAACTTTTTAAAGCCGTCTTCCAATTCCCAAAAGCGTTTTAAGTATTTGAGCGTTTGAATATGCAGGTCGTGTGCTTCTTCAATCATGAGTACATGGCTCCAGCCTGCACGGCTTGAATTGGTCAGTATCCGCTCAATTTGCCGCGCCTTCCCTTCAAGCGTCCGCTTCGGCTTTTCTTCCGAGCAGTCCAGAATAATAGCATCGCAGATACTGGCTGCGGTAAGGCGCGACTTGTCGATAATACGAGGGGTAATGACCCGCACCTTTTGCCCTTCCGTTTGCATCCGGTCTATGGCATACCGCCGTAAGGTTGTCTTACCGGAGCCGGACTCTCCAATAAGCGCAAGCATTCCGCCCGCCCGCGCCGTCTGATACAGATACTCCGCAATAAACCGGGTATCTTCGCTCATGTACACATCCGCCGCTTTTGTTACGTCTCCCGTAAACGGATCGGATACCACTTTAAATGCTTTCCTCGCCTGTAGTGTCAGCATTCCTCATCCTCCTTCTCGTTATATTTAATCCATTAGCTTTTGAATATCTTCCGGCTTTGCACCCATGCCGATAAGCAGCAAGGTACAATAGCCGATGATGTCGGCAACATCATTGATACGCGGAGCGCTTTCCGTATTTGCCATAATGCGCCCGATCTTATCATCAAGCCGGATTAAAATAGCATTGACCGCATCGCCTTTGTAAAAAATCTGTTTCGGGTTTAATGCGGAATCTCCATACTTTTGATTTTTGTATAACAGTAAGTCCCGCATCGCTCCCGTAATTGCGATGATTTTCTCTTGGGTTTCTGTGTGCGTACTCATATTATTTCTCCTCCAATAGTTTTATATCATTAGTGCCGATAAGCCGTATGCCGCCCGTCCACAGCTGTGTAGCTTCTGCTGGAGAAACTTCAAAAAGTTTATTACAGTGTTGTTCTTCGTTTTGCTCTTTCATTCTTCAATTCCTTCAATCAGTCGGGAAAGTTCGGCAACCGCAGCGGCGATATTGGCGCTCTTGGTTTGAATTGTCTGCATCAGTTCGGCGAGTGAACAGTCTACCGCATCGGAATCGTTTTTTATCCAGGAAATATCCAGACTGGTTTTATCCCGTGCAAGCAATTCATCGACGTGATATTTACGCCATCTTCCCGTCGGATTTTCTTTGCTCCATGTTTCTTTTCTGTCTTCAAGACGCCCCGCGCAGTAGCACTTTACAAAGTCTTCAAGGTCGGAACGTTTAAGCGGTTTCGTTGCAAGTGTGTGTTTAATTCCTGTCCGGTAATCGTAATACCATGTCTCTTGTGTCGGGTTTCCTTTTTCAAAGAACAGTACATTTGCTTTTACGCCGTTTGCGTAGAAAATACCGGTCGGCAAACGAAGAATCGTATGAAGATTAAAATCTTTTAGAAGTTTTTTGCGGAGAATTTCTCCGGCGCCGTCTGCAAAAAGCACATTATCGGGAAGAACGATTCCGGCTCTTCCGCCGTCTTTTAACATGACCATCATGTGCTGTAAAAAATTTAACTGGTTGTTGCTTGTCGTTACAATCAAATCGGAACGCATGGTCGAAATATCCACACTTCCTGCAGCGCGAGCCCCAAACGGCGGATTGGCAAGAATCACATTTACAAGATGTTCGGGTTCGTGTTCCAAACTATCTTCACATTTAATCGGTGTGGTGTTCACTCCAATGTCGTGAAGATAAAGATTCATAGAAGCCAATGTTACGACAAGCGGTGTAATGTCATTTCCTCTCAGAGCCTTCGTTTGTAAGAACTCCACTTTACTCGGCTCGTCGCTTTGTTTGCGCATATAGTCATAGGCGGCAAGCAAGAAGCCGCCGGTTCCGCACGCTGGGTCGGCAACGGTCTCTGTAATCTTCGGCTGAACAACATCAACCATCGCATTAATCAAAGGACGCGGTGTAAAGTATTGCCCTGCTCCGGATTTTTTATCCTGTCCGTTTTTTTGAAGAATACTTTCATAAATTGCGCCTTTTAGATCTCCGTCCATACTGAACCAGTTTTCTTCATCAATCATTCCGATCAGTTTTTTAAGAAGAGCCGGTGTTTTAATCTTATTTTGCGCTTCCGTAAAAATTGCGCCGATCAGTCCATCAGATGCCTGTAAAATTTCAAGAATATTTTCATATTTTTCAAGTTGATCAGATCCGTCCAGTTGAACAAGGTCTTTCCATTTGCTTCCGGCAGGAAGTGCGCTGCCTAAACCGTGCGCTTCTTTTTCAAAATCCATTTTTAGAAATAAGAGATATGTCAGCTGAATAATATAATCCGTAAACCCGACTCCGGCTGCTGCAAGAACACCTGTCATGTTCCAAACTTTTTTCGTAAGCGTCTGTTCTGGTTTTGCTATGCTCATTTTTTTACCAACTCATTTGTGCATTTAAAAGATTTACCTGCTCGTCTTTTGTCCGCATGGTATAAATCGCTGTTGTTGCAATATTTGAATGTCCAAGATAAGAACTGACAAGGGAAATATCATTGCCGGTTGCTTTCAGCATTTTTATAGCAAAATAATGACGAAACGCATGAGGATGCATAACTTCTTTCCTTACTCCGGCTTTGCAGCCAATAGACTTCAGCTGCATAGCAGCCGCTCTTGTTGTCAGCGGCTTCCCGTATCGAGAAAGAAACAAAGGCTCGTCTGCTGCTTTCTCGCGGAAAAACTCTTTTGAATCTTCTATCAGGTTTTTGGGAATTAATATTAAGCGTTGTTTCCCTTTAGAGTGCATCCGTGCACAACCTTCAATCAGACAAATTCCTTTTAATTTGGTTAATTCCGATATGCGCATTCCCGTACCGGCAAGAAACCGAACAAGCCAATAAGCCTTCTGATTATGTTGTCGTGCATATTCACATACTCGTCCGTATTCTTCATCATTGGGAACATTCTCAACGTACAATTGTTTTTGTATCTTTATTCTTTTTATTTTTTCTTGCGGCCGTCCTATAAAATCCGCATATTTATTTAAGGCAGTAATCCGTAATGCGATTGTTTTTGATTTTCTACATCCTATAAGCCATTGCTTATATTGAATAGCATTTGTTTTATTGAATTCACTAAATTTTGAAAAAAACTCTTTCAGTGAATACCGATACGAGCTAATCGTATTTTCAGATAGTTCGCATTCATACAGGTAATCTAAAAAATCATCATAAGGTGTCATACCGTCCTCCCTTTTGTTTGTCGCCTTATCCGCCAATATTCACGCGCTTGCGCCTTTAATCGTTCGCGGTTCTTTGCTTTGTATTCCCGCTGCTTACAAAGATACGCTTCGTGCTTTACCGGATCAGCCATAATGCTTGCAAGCCGTTGTTTTGCATACGCGGCTCTTTTTGCTTTTTCTGCAGGATCGTTTTTTTTCCGTTCGTAGTTTGCTTTATTGTGGACTGCGTAGGCTTTATCGCGTCCTGCAAGCTTTACTTTTGCTAGGGCAACTCGCGCACGAAGTAAGCATATTTCCCGCTCTTCGCGTGACATTGCTGCCGTATGACCCATGCGAGCCATAACGGTTAGTTCTCCTCGTGAAACGCGCTCAAGGTTTGACGGATCAAAGTTACGACTATTGCCATCCATAAAAATAACTACCATTCCTTCCGCACTCTCACCCGGATGGTGTTGTTCCCACACATACCGCTGATACTGCATCCATTTATTCGGTTCTGCGATCTTTATCCGCACATAACCTTTTTTTACTTGCAAGCTGCCGACCGGTTTGTGCTTATGGTGTTTTTCACCTCGATGATAGTTTGCGTTTTTCATTACCCCAAGGTTAAATCCTTTGCTGTAACAGTTCGTCTTGAATGCATTTATGCTAAAGTCCGTATGAAACGTTGCATTAAGATCATCGACTATGTGCTGAATCTGTGTGTATCCATGTTCACGGATGGGGCAGCGCTCTTTAACCCAGTTATCAATTTCTTTCGTCCACTTAACCGTACCCATACCACACCTTTGCCTATTTTTTTCTCCAGTCGATTTCTTTTGCCCCAAGAGTCTCCGGCAACTGTATCGACATTCCCATATTGTCAGCAACGCGAACCGCATCAAGTTGAAGCCGTGTTAATTCCGTAATTCGCCCTGCAATGCTGTTTACTGCATCAGCGCGTTTAATAGCAATCTCAACTTTCGTATTGTCGATATTCCCGTTTTCATCTTTGAAGCTATCCTCATCTTGTAATGCTTCAAGTTCTGCAAATAGTGCATTGTGTAAGTCAATTATTTTATTTCTCATCCCTCATCCTCCTTTACTTTTCATAATCTTTGTAAAAATCTTCGTTACAACGAGCAAACGCCCCTTGTCCGTCAGATTTTATTGGAAGGTCTCCTTCACATTCACCCAGCCCTTGAACTTCCGTATATTCACGGTCTGCAAAACAAGAATCAAAGACTTCATCAGCGGAACATTCAAATATTTTGTAGGCATCTTCAATGTTCCTTGCCCATACCTCAATTTCCTCTGTAAAGATCAGTTTTTTGATATGAGCCGCATACCGCTTAAACCCTTTTGCTTTCATTTCTTCGATTGTCATTTATTCAAATCCTCCTTAAAAAAAGTTATCCGAGCTGTGCAAACGCCCCTCCGTGCTCGTATTCCGCCGCAAGTGCGTCAATAGCTTGCGACGGTACATTGTTTTCATACTCTGCCTTCATCCGCTCAAGGAAACCGTCCGGCACATAGCCGAGCCGTGCTTTTATCCGTTTTGCCGCTTCTGCGCCGCTGATCAAAATGTCGTGCATCTGCACGGAATCGACGGTGATTTGCGTCCCCGTTTGTGAGCGGATAAAAAGGCTCTGTGCGTCGATATGCGAATGAGCGGTCAAGCCTTTGCCGCCGGTAACTTCCGTGAACGGACGCTCCTTTGAGCCTTTCGCAAGTGCACTAAGTTCCTTGCTTGTTTCTTCCCGATCGGTAAAGCCGGCTGTTTTGTAGTTGACTCCTGGGACGGGAGCGGTTATGTCAAAACCGTTTTCGTCATACGCAATCGGTTCAACTTCATACGCAACGAGTTCGCCGTTATACTGAAAGCTCACGCACACTGTCGGCGTTGCAGAAACAAGCACTGGCTGTATATTGACCGTCTGCCCAACGGTAACGCCGCGAAGTCCTTGCAGACTATAGCGAAGCGATTCTTTTACGTGCGGATGTACAATGCTTACCGAAAGGTCGCCTGCAACACGGCGGCTTTGAATACCGGCGGTAAAAATCTGACGGCAGATAACCGGATCAGGAAGCTCCCGAAGTTGTTCCGGTAAGATGCGTTGCCACAGTTCCGTCCTGCTGCCGATTTTCTTACCGTGCCGCGTAATGCGCGTGTCTTGTCCTTCGATAAGGTTTGCGTTATACGCAGCGCACCACCGCTCTGCAGCTTCATTGAGTGCAGCAAAGCTATGAACCGGCTCCAGCTTTAAGCGGCTTTCAAACTGGGTTTCAACGATATTGTTGCTGACTTCTACCTGTCCCTTTGCCCGCGGGTTTCCCGGAAGGTGCGGCTTTGTTTCTACTTTAAGCGCGGTAAGCGCCGCCGTTACCGCCCGCGCCGTGTTACCCGTACCGCAGTCCCAGATTAAAAGCTCCGGCAATCCGTGAAACACATAAAGCGGGTTTTGCTTTTGCCCCCACGCATACAGTAAAAAGTCGTACATATTAACTGCCGACTCTCCCATCGCGGCGTAATACCGTACACAGATGGAGCCGGATGTGTGGTCGGTGAGTACATACCGCCAGCACTTCAATTTACCTTCCCGCGGGTTCTTATTTTTGTATACTTCGTCAGCATCGTAGAGCTTTTGCTCTCCGTTCGGAGCGAACCAGATAAGACAGACCGAGGGGTCAGCTTGGTGTACTTGATTGGGATAAAGCGTCCGCATGGTGCGGTGCGGGCGGGGAATTTCCGCCTCTGCAAGGGATAGCCCGTTCTCCACTAAAAGCTCCCGCAAGCGGCTGTCGGCAATCGGAATGGTGATACCGTTTGCCTGTAAAATAGAGCGGGCAACCGGAACGCCCATAGTCGCCTTGCCGTTTTTGCGTACGCTGTTGCGCAGTACCGAAGCTACCAGCTTGAGTTCTTCTTGCGCGATGCCGGAAGAGCCTGCATCTTTGCGCTCCTTTCTGCCGGACTGCCATCCGGCTTCTTTAAGCACCTTGTAGGCTTTCGCTTGTGAAAACGCAAACATCCGGCATAATTCCGCAATGACCGCCTTGCGTTCCGCGGCGCTTTTTGCCCCTTCCATCTTTTTCACGTACGCTTGATACATACTGCTAGTCCTCTACCGGCTCCGCATACTGCATCTCTTCCGCATCGGTGTTTGTCTCAGGGCGCGCGGGACAGATGTTTTCAATCATCTCATCGAGCGTATCGCTGTAATCAAAAATGGAAGATAACAACCCTTCCGGCTCAATGGTGATAAAACCTTGCAGTTGGGTAATATTGACATCAGGAATTTCTTGCGCCTGTATGATAGTAAGCATCAGATTATGCAGCGCATGACTCGCCTCTCCGACTTGCAGAAAAAACTTCTTTTTCAGTTCATCGAGCGCGGCTTGCGCAAGCTCCTCCTTAGTCGGCGGCTCACGGTAGCGCAGCTCCATTTCAAGCTCGTTGAGCTTTTTCTCTTTTTGGCTGATTGCCGCTTCCTGCGCATCCCGCTCTTCTTTGCGCTTTTTCTTTTCTTCACGGAGAGCGGCACGGAGTTCTTTCATAGTCATACGATCGACTTCATCAAGAGTACCAAGCCCCGCGACAAGCTCACCGGCTTCCAGCTTTTGAATACTTTCATCATCTAAAACCGTGAGAGCTTTTATTTTTGAACCACCCAAATGTGCCAACGTTGGCACATTTGAAAACTTCTGTGCAGCTGTCATAGCATAAGCAGCAGAACGATATGCAAGACCTAATTCTTCGACCGCTGCTACAAATTGCCCGTGCGGTTCGTGATGTTTTAATAAAAGAAGTTGTTTACCCAGTTCAATCAGCGAGTTTGCCGCCTGCGCTTGGTAAAACCGTGCCCGCTCCATCGTGATATGCAGATTGTACATTTCCCCTTCGGGCAAATACGCCTTATCAACTTCGGCAGTTGAAAGCTCCGCCTCTTTGGCTTTCGCAGCAACCAAATCCATTGCCTGCGCATCTTCGCTGATTGGCTCTTTCGGCTTTCTGCCTCTCCGCTCTTTTTTTAACGCTTCCTGTTGTTCTTCCGTTAAATTTTCTACAAAGACCGTTGCATCCATACCCTCATCTCCTCCTTACTGAACCGCTGCTAAGTACTCAGCCTCTTCTTTGGTAAGTACGAGCCGCGCTTTTTGATACGACTTTACAATCTGTCCCGAAATACCGCCGAACTCCGCCGAAAGGCGCCAGACGTTCTTTGTCCCGCGTGTTACCCATCGGTATTGTTCAAACAGCGCTAAGTCGCGGCAGATATTTACTTCACTGGTGCCGAGCTTTTGCGCAAGCTCTTTATTGGTCAGCCCTTCAATGTGGTTTTCTACCAATAGCCGCACAATCTCAAACACCCGCTCCTGTGCATTCAGCTTTTTCATCTAAGCGCCTCATCTTTGATATGAAGCCCTAACCGGACAAGCCACGCCCAGCCGAACACTTCTCCCCATTCTTTTAACCTGATACCGAACCGGTATTGCCATCCGCTCATCATTCCCTCCTTCCTTTACAAGGCCGCAACATCAAGCGGTATTTGCTTATAGCTGCCGTCTTTCTGGCGCTCATAAAAGCGCATATAAGTTTTGCTGGAAACCACCTGCACACTGTCCGTAATTGCCTGCATCGCTTTCAGCCATTTCGGATCGCTGATATCAAGTCTGCGTAAACCGAGGACACGCGCCGTGCTGATATTCCCCTGCTTGTCTACCGCAAAGGCGTTATCGATGAGTGCACGCAGTTCAGGGCGCGCGCCGGTTGCCCATTCCTTAATACATTCGTCTATCAACTGCTTGGCAATTTGCAGTTTTTCGTTAAATTGCAGATTGTCATTCACGGCGATTTTCAGCATGTACTGTCCGTTATAGGTGGTGAGGGTAATGTTTCCTTTTTTACCGCCCCAGCTGATTCCGTGCTGCTCACTCGAAAGGCTCAAGAACTCTTGAATGTCGCTCCAAATGCCCTGCTTAAAAGACACGAGCGCGTCCCGCATTGCCAAGGTCTTTGTCATAATTGCTTTGACGGTTTGATCGCGTAAGATGTCGATGTCCTTTACCATCGAGACCGGCACCTCGCGTCCTTGCGAGTCGGTCATAAATTGTTTATCCATTACTTTCCCCCTTTATTTGCCGCAGATACGTTCAAAGAATGCGATGACTCGGTCGCATTCCTTGACGGCTTGTTTTTTGCCGAGTGCGGATGCACCGCTCCGCCAGCACCGTAAAATTTTGTATACCTATCCTTTCTCCTTATACAGGTCGTTAAGAGAGGGCTCCTTTAAGCTGATATACACCGGCTTTTCTGCTTCCCGTTCCCATTCATTGATGGTTTGTTCCAGTCCGCTTAACGCCTTATCAAGCGGGCGTATTCCCGTACTTCCGCTCATACGCAGCCCCCTGCTTGCGGTGGTCTTTCACGCGCCGCTTCAAGCCGGAGTAAAAGGTCATCGACCATCGCTTCTTCATCTGCGAGGAGCAGCTGCCATTCTTTGCCGTGTTTTTTAGCAGTCTTTTGCCGACGCCGCATGGTCTGCACCGCGTATTCAAGTCTAAAAAAAAGACGCATCATTTCATCGTTCATCTTGTTACCTCCCTTCCTACTATCCGGCATTGTGCCGATTACACGACATTCTCCTTTGTTGCCCGTTTTGCAGCGTCAAGCACTGCTTGCCAGTTTGCAAGGCCGAGTTTATCGGCGGTCTTTTGCTGGATGCGGGCAGAAGTACGTCGGCCGTGGATAACCGCGGCGACCGAACTGTCACGGACGTCCAATTCTTCTGCAATGTCGGTATAAGAAACGTTGATAAGGGAGAGCTGGTACTTAATCCAGCCACCGTACATGTGCCCGAGGGTTCTGTTTTTGGGCTTGTGGATTTTCTTTTTTTGTTCTATCATAAAGCTATCCTTTGCCTGTCTTTACAGGCTTGTATTGCTAAGAAAAGCGAAAGAGGTCTGTGTTTTTCGCTTTTCTTTTTTTACCGGCTTGAGATTGCTTTAGTTCTAGCCGATATTTCATTTATAAACGATATATTCGTTAAAGTCAAGTGATGATAACGAAAATATCAAATATTTTTATGGATTTTTATGGATTTAACGAAAGAGTTACGAGATATTCGTAGAGCTATGAGGAAAACACAGAAAGAATTAGCAGAATTATTAGGGATTCCGCAAACAACATGGGCAAGCTATGAAGTAGGAAAAGCAAAGCCTCCTATAAAAATACTTATGCAGTTGTCAGAATTAGGTTACCCGTTACCCGGTCTCTCAAATGGTGTTATCGTTGGAAATAATAACACTCAGACAATAGGGCATAATAATAGTATCCATATCCCGCCAACACCCGATGGGGAATGCTTTAGCATCCCGCTTTTTGAAGTTCCCTTGCTGACAAAAGAAGATGTATTAAAGTACAACCCTAAACAAGAAATACTTGAACCGCAAGCTCATAATGGACGTTATCCGGATAAAGTTTTAATACCTTCCCCTTATTGGCTTAAAGAATTTTCAACAGACCTCCGAGCTATTACTATTTTTGATAGTCGTATGGCTCCCAGATTAAACGCAGGGGATGTGGCGATTTTTGAAGGGACGGGATATACAGGGGATGGCATATATGTTCATCGTTTTGAAAACACCGTACACATTAGTTATATCCATTGGCAAAATAATAGGTTCGTTATGTGGACGGAATTTAAACCGGATGAAAAAGTAGAACTAGATACTATTGATCCTATAGGAAGGATTAGGGCAACCGTAAAAAGAGTATGACAAATTAAATAAGGGGCATCTTAGAGTTGCAATGATAATTTATTTTAACAAGGAGTGGAAAAATGAAATTTTTGGTTTTACTTGGAATTGGAGTGCTTTTAATTGGACGTGGAATTTATGTAATAATTAGCATAAATAGCGGTTCTGATAAATTTAAAGGACAAGGCACTGCAGCCCGTATTTTAATGTATATCGGCGTTCTATGTGTTGCAATCGCTCCTGCATGGTTTTTATTTTTTAACGAACCTGAAGAAAAAAAAGTAGAAAATGTATCGCCTAAAATAACTTGGTCTTTAACGGAATCGAGCGTTAAAAATATTGATACCCAAAAGCTGAAAGAACTGCTGGTTGCTTTTCAAATTGCGTGCAAGGGTTGGACGAAATATCCCGAAGCAATTGAAACGGCTGAAATCACTGTTAGAAAATTTGAGAAATCAAAATATGAATCATATAAGCAAGAAGAATTAGGCTGGTATACGGAAGTAGAACTAAGCATAAAAATAAAAAATGATGCAAAACTTCCTACAGACCTTAGAATGGTTCCCGGCCATACCTTGCATTACTTTATAGGTGGCGGAAAGAAGCCAGGGTTAATCATGATAAAGGATGTTACAGCTTTATTCTTCGGTGTTCCAGCGTCTCAAATCAATACCGATGGGCATACCTTTGTAAACAATGAAGCCTTCAAAATTGCAGACGAACTCATAAAGGAAGAATAACCCCATGACTAAACGAAAAGCGCTTATTTTTGCATTGCTGTTTGCTGCCGTTGCCGGTATCTGCGCAACTGATACCGGTAAGAGGGTGTACATAACGGATACGGGGAAAAAGTATCACTGCAAGGACTGTAAAACGTTGAAGAAGTCAAAGCACCTTACGGAGCTTACGGTTAAAGATGCACAGGCGAAAGGGTATACGGCTTGTAAGGTGTGTAAGCCGCCTGAAAAGTAGAGGAGAGGGAAAGATGATTGATAAAGATGCTCTGTTGGCTAAAAAAGTGATTGATATTACGATTGGAAAAAACAGTTGTATACTTACTTCAGCTGCAGCAAGAGATAAATCTTGCTGCGATCATTGAGCTTATCATAGTCGATTTTCTTCATATCAATTCTCCTAAATTATTGACTTTCTTCCATTTTCAACCGGAGTTTTTTGTAAAAATCTGCCGGAGTGTGATCCGAGTGCGCAATTACATGACCGAAGCCTATCATTGCCAAAAGCTTTTGTTCCTTTGGTGTTAAAGTATTCCAGATAAAAGAATGATCCTCATCCGTTGCTTTTTCTGTTTTATGCTCCAGCTGTTTACGCAGGCTTTTTTTTCTGGCAGAGATAATCCGGCGGCAAAAAGTATCTTCACATTTTTGACTGCATAAGAAACTTTCTTTTTTTATTTCCGGGAATCTTTCATCAGGTTTTATAAAGCGTCCTGAATCTTTGCGCTTTCCACACACAACGCATTTAGGCATAGCGGTTAATCTCCTTAAGTTTTTCCTAAACGATAAACTCATACATTCGGCGGAACAAAAAACGGCGCACGTTTCTCCGCCTATGTAAACGGTCGCGGATTCTTCTTTAATTTGTTTTCCGCAATAGGGGCATAATCCTACTGGATCGGTTTTATCTTGTACCATTATCTATCCTGTTTAAGCTCATCATAAAAAAAGCGAGACAGCGTGTAAGCTGTCCCGCTTAACACTAATCCCCCGTAGCAGCGGTATGCGCTTTTACAAAAGCTGCAAAATGTCTTATCGGCCACCACAACGCAATGACAGCGCCTGCGATGATGCACAAAGGCAAAACGATTGCACCGACTTTTGCAAGAACAGCAGACGGGACAAAAGCAATGACAAGCAATAACAATGCGCACAGGGCAATAAGCACTAATGAGAAAATACTGATCAATGCTTTTCCGAAACCTTTCATGATTCCTCCTTTAGATGATAAAGATGCCGGATACAAGTCCTCCGGCGGGGACATTTTCCTTTGTAAGGAGTTTTCCAACATGAGCGGACACTACATATCGGACGAGGTTGGTTATACTGTAGCAAAAAAAGAGCGGTGAGGTGTTTTAACAGAGATTAAAAAAATACTTTGACTTTTAGAGGCGATTGCGTTATGCTTCTTGTATGGTGAGCAAAGGAAGACCCCCTGTATAGGAGCGAGGGAAGCGTAAGGCGAGGGCAGTCGGTTCGAATCCGGCCGCCTTTGCTCATCGTATTTTCTTCATTTCGATGATACGCTGATATTCATTACGGCCTCTATCCAGTTCGGTTGAAAGGTCAAGTTCATACATCGTATCGATTTTCGGCAACATTAAAGAAACGCCTTTATGTCCCTTATTTCTCATACTCACATCGACGGCGATTTTCATATATTTACTTTCAGTTTTTTTCTTTAAGAAAATAAGCTTTTCACCGTCATAATAAATTGATGCATCAATAAGATAATCCATGATATTATACCAATCGAAAACATCGGGAGCATTGCCGGTTTCTGCGTGGCGCTTAGAGTATTTAGCGCTCTGCACTAATCCTGCTTCCAAGAAGATAAGATTTTGATTACCAATATGAATATTCTCTTTTGCGAGCGCCACTTGTGTTTTTTGATCCAAGAAGCCGACCGGCGTCATATACTTTTTATCAAGGGTACGTGATACGGCATTGTCAATAAAGTCAATATGCGCAGCCTTTGCCGCACTATTTGTCATCAGTGTTTGTACAACGGCATTAAACTGTTCCGGTATTTTATCAGATGCTTTTTTTATACACTCCGCTAAAACGGCAGTATTTCTACTCATCTTCCCTTGGTTCCAGTTAAAGCCCGGCGTAATACCTCTGGGAATACGTTCAATAGTTCCTTTACGCTCATTAAAATATGTACGGTATTCTTCCGGAGGCGCTTCGGTTTTTACCCGGAGGATTCCGCCTCCTGAGCCGTCGGCTTTCGACGGTATTTTTATGCCGTCCCGCTCATAGCGCCTTTTTCTCGGCTCCGAGACTGCCCTCGTATGGCACTTACAACCGTACCCATTTGGCGGTAAATGATTATCCCAGAACGGATCATCCTTCGGCAAAATAAGACCGTCCCATGCAAGATGCTGTTCACGGTGTTTTTGGGCATTACCGACACGGTACATAAGATAGGGATGCAAATCGCTTGCCATCGTGCGATCATATTGAGCCTTCTGAAAAGCGCTGCGTAAATTGACGTTATAGATGGTTTTAAGCCGCCGATCGCTTCCCAGCTGTGCATCAATTTCTGCTCCGGTAAGCGGATCGGTCATCTTCTTTTTTCCCCACCAGCCCTTCTGTTGCAGTGTCGGCTTTAAATTCTTTTTAAAGTGTTCAAAGCTATGCCCTTCTTCAAGTGCTTTTTCAACCGCCTTTTTAATATCGCTTAATACATCAAGCTGCATAGCCTTTGCAACGGTAAAAGCGCTAGCGTGTTCTTCGTTCCAGACATCCTTATACGAAAAGCCGACTTTTAAATTTTTATCTTTGATGTAGTTGAGCGCATCTTCGGGGATAAGAGACTCAGGCATTTATTCATCTTCCTTGTCAAAATTGGCATCACCTTCGGCGCGTGCCTTAAAAAATGCGATTGCCATTGTGCGGGCTATTTTTTCAGGGCTCCAGCCGGTTACCAGCTTTTCAAGTTCCGCTTCAAAGCTCGTAAAATCGGTCGCTTTATTTGCTGCTTGTTCCAGTACTGCTGCAATATCGTCGGTAATAGCGATAAAGTCCTGCTCGTTTTCTTCCGGCAGTTCATCATCGCTTGCGTAGGAAGAAACATCACTTGCATTGAGTGCAATGGAGCCGGAGAGCGTCCCGTGCGTATTCAGTTCCGTTTGATACGGATTCGGCGCAGTGAGTATCTCATCATCTTTTTCAGGAGCAGAAAGCCCTAACAGCGTATGCATTTCCTGCGCCTTTACTTTTAACCCCAGCGGTACAAGCTTCGTAACGGAATCGACAATGAGCTGTACGTTTTTCGGTTCGACGTATTTGATGCGGAGGTGCGGATAGCGTTCCTGTTCGCCGAAATTAAAATTGACATAGGGGATAACAAGGTCGCGGTTTAAGGTTTGCTCAAGCTGGCGCACATCCGCTTTTAAGATATCCTGTCTAACAGTCTGCTGGTCTTGGCTGTCTCCGAGTTTGCCCGGAGTGCCTTCGGCGCTTGCCGTCTGTCCGAGCACGAGCTTTGAAAGCTGCTTATCAACCCACTCGGCAATGTCTTGATACACAGTTGCATTGCTCGCCGTTGTTTTGCTTTCGACAATATCGATAAGCATTGAATCGGGGATCACCGCGCCGACATCTGCGCCGATTGCGGCAACGGCACGCTTTAAGGTTGCAATATCTTCTTTTGTTGCTTTACGTCCGTATTTACCGATTCTCACCGGATAGCCGAAGCGATCGGCGAATGCTGCCCAACTACTTACGTCATACGTTTTAATCAGCCAATAAAAGAGCGCGGTAAAGCTCAAGCCGGAGGTAATCTGCTTGCCGCTTAATAGGTTTGGCTCATGCACGATAAACTTGTACGGCTCAAGTGGGTGCAGCTCCATACCGTAAGGATCACGAAGCGATAGTACACCTGTTTCTTTATCGTACGCGAACCAGCGCGGATCACGGAAGTAAAAGGTTTGCGGTTTCCACCGCGAGCCGGAAGTCTCCCAGATAATTTCATTGACGCTAAAGCCTTTGCCTAAAGCGTCGAGCGTGTTTTTAATTAAATCCATACAATCGGTGTGCTGCGCAATATCTTCACTGACGGCATCGGCGATTGCAAGGCTTTCTTTATCATCGCTTCCTGCTTGCACATACAGTTCCAGTCCTTCAACGGCGTGTTTGCGGGTGGAAAGCACTGAGCGGTAATGAGCATCGCGCTCTTCCAACTCTCCGGCAATCTCCAAATACTCCGCCGGAACGTCTCCGCGGCGTACCGTATCTAAAAGGGATGCCAGCTTCTCCGGGGTAAGCCCTGCAACTAAACCGCCTGACCATAAGTCGCGGTTAGAGTTTGCAACCGGCGTTGCCCGCTGTTCGGTTAAACCGTGCGTGTCTTTGCGTTCTTTATTGCTTCCGGCTTTGCCGGTTAATCGTCCCAGCCATCCCATGGATCAACTCCTTTTAGTCCAAATGTTGTTCTTGTTTTAACCGGCTCATACGCATAGGGCTGATACCCTGCTTCATAGCTTTGCAGTTCTGCATAGTGAGCCATTACTTTTGCGATACACGCATCGCCGTGCCGTCTTACCCTGCTTGAGCCGGTGCGATCCGTAACAAGCGGAACGCCCTGCACGACTTTTACCACCGTAAAATCATCACGGATAAAAAGATCATCAGGCACGCTTGCCGTTTTTTCTTCAAATGCGCTTTTTAATTTGGGAAAATACTCGGCGTACCATTTACGTGAAAGCATCACTTGATACACATACCCCGGCCATTCCTGCGCGGCAAGTTCGGCAATCATCTGCCCGTTTCCCCGTGAGTCAAAGGCAGCGCCTTCCAAATTATTCACTGTATTTCCGACCAGCTGTATCAGTTGCCATTGTTGGGCAAACGGAATATTGCGCAATTCAATGACACAGAGCGTTTGAGAAACCCCTTCTTTGAGTATTTCATCAAGCCAGATAACGGTTAAGTCTCCGGAGCGGGCGAAGTCTTCGCCGATAACAACCGGATTGCGCGTGCCTTGTAAAACCGGCTTTATCTCTTTAAACCATTTTTGAATGGTACGCTCCCGCTTCCATTCGCTTTCAAATGTGAAGGTATCGCTTTCGGTAAACCGAAATACCGGCGCATCTTTTTTGATGCTATCAATGAGGGAACGCGGAAAATACTGCGTCCCGTTTGCACGCGGCACACAATATAATTCTTCATCCGCGCCATCGCCGTAATCTTTAATGAGCGAAGCAAGCCACGCCGCTTCTTTTTCCGCACTCCATACCTCTCCTTTAACTTCACAAATGCGCTTGTATAAGCCATCACTCAAGGCATCATCAATCGTGGTGCGGTGCAGGGAGTACTCTTTTTTCCCATCGTGAATCTCTTTGACTAAATCATTAAACGGATTATTTTCCCCGTCATGGGTACTCAAAACAGCAACCGAGCCGCCCCACATCAAAAAGGCTAACGCTGCTTTTAACAGTTTCGATAAATCATCGCAGAATGCCGCCTCATCAATAACGACATGTCCCTGCTTTGAGCGAAGCGAGCGCGGCACGGACGGTAGTCCCCAAATCTCAAACCCTGAATCAAAGCGGATTTTATAAACGGTAATGTCTTTATCTTCATCTTTGATCACCGTCTCTTCCATATCGGAACAGGCGATGTTTAAAAGCTTTGCCCAAAATGCGGCATCATTGACAAACTGCTGCGTCATCTCTTTTGCATACGAAAGATAGTAACAGTTCATCCCGCCGTCAGTGCGTGAAAGCGCTGCCAGTAATACTGCATAGAGCGCTTCTACATACGAAGCTCCGATACGGCGGCTTTTTTCCCAGACCTTTACCTTTGCCGTGTCTTTGAGCCAGCGGCTTTGGTAGTCAAGCAAGATGTTTTTGCTTAAGGCTTCCGAGATGGTCATGCTTGTATTCTAAACACTTCGGCAAGGATGGTTTCCATTGCCTCTTTACTCACGCCTTTTTTCTTCCCAACCGCTTCAACCTTTGCGGCTGTCTCTTTGAGGATGAGCTCTTTGATGGCATCTTCCCGCTCGGCATTGAGCTTTTCAGCGTGTTCCAATTCCTTTAATCCGCGAGAGACTTTAAAAATGACATCGGTCATCAGCGCAGGAGAAACGTGCTTGCTTTCCTTTAATTCTTCTAGTTCACAGATAAGGTCAAAAGCGACAAGCCGTATCTGCTCATTTACTACTTTACCCAGCTTGTTACGCGTGTCGCTGCCGTACTTTTCCAAGTAGGCTTCCGCAACCTCGCGGGCTTGCCGGTTCTTTTCGGCAAATTTTTTCATACGCTGTGCATAGCGGTTTAATGAACTTTTTGAGATCAGCGGCTCTCCCGCTTCCGCATTGATGGCATCAACGATTTCAAGCTGCGTTACATCCGGCCGGTTCAGCAGTTCGATCAGGTGCTTGCGTAACGGTTCTGGCAGCTTATCAACGGCGCTTTTCTGTCCCATCTTTTTCCCTCTTGTAAAGCACTTAATCCATGAAAGGAGGCTCAATGCCCTCTACTCGGCAATAGCCAAGTGCGACATCCAGCCCTGCGCGGGTAAGGTGCGCTAATACAAGACCTTTATCGGAAAGCCGCTCTGCCATAACAAAGCCGCGCACTTCAAGCCAGTTGATAAGCGTATTCACATCAGCAAGGCTGACCGTATGTCCGTATGTTTTTAAAAGCCGCTGGAGCATTTCGTTTGAAAGCATCCTGCTTGCGTCTTTTTCAAGTCCCTGCAAAATGATACTGCGTTGGTTCGGTAAAAATATATTTTCCATCTTCCTTAAATCTCCTTTCTGCACATTGTTTGTGTCGGCTATCTCCGCGGTGTGTTATTGATGAACCAGCCTTGAATCTGCTTTAAAATATTATTCATGCCTTTCATTTCCCCTTCGATATTACTGAGCCGCTGGCCGAGTCCATCGCTTACGGTCTTTTGAAGCTCCGCCACGACATCCTCAAGTTTTTCGATACGCTCTTCCTGCTTTTTAATCTTTGCATCGGCGGAATTTTGCACACCGGCTATTTTTGCTTCAACCTTCTTTTTATGATTTGCCCAAAGCCCGCCGAAAAATCCGGTTGTGGCTATGAAGCTGCCGATACAAGCAAGGATAAATTTGACTATTTCCATCTGTTTACCATTCAAGGCTATCTTAATTGCAGCGCAATTCCGATGCCGACGCCTCCTACCAATCCGATGCCTACTCCGCCTAAACTCCATAGCCACTTTTTGCGCCGTTCCGCTTTCAAAAGTGTTTCAAAGCCTTCCGCTTGTGTTTTCCAATACGCAACATCGGGTTTGTATTCAAGGACTCCTTGTTTATAACCGGCGTTATATGCTTCCGTGATACTCTTTTCCGCTTCTTCAACGACAATATCAAGGAGTTCCTGAACTTCCGACCCCGTGTAGTTTCTCGTTAAGTCGATGCTGAACTTCGAGCCGGAAGCGGTCGGTGATGGATTGCTTTTCTCGGCGTAAAGTGTCAGCACAAGCGGAAGCAGCAGCAAGATCGCTCGCAGGCGTTTGTTCAATTTCTTGTCTCGTGTGTTCTTTTGCAGCATGAGATTTCTCCTCTATTGTTTGCTCATCTTCTTTACTACGGCGGTTCAACAGGATAACCCCGATAACGGCAGCCGCCGAAGCGATGGCTGCCCAAAGAATAATGCCTGTCTGTTTAATCTTAGCGAACATCGTCGGTTTTTCCTTTGAAGATATTGTTTATCCAGATCGACGCGTCAACCGGCAAAAACACCCCCTTGCAAAAGCCTCCGGCGAGCAGTGCATCACTCATTGCAATATGCGTAATGCCGCACGCATTCAAGACAAATGAAACGATAACCAGTAAAATACCGACTCCCGCCATAATGTTTGACACGGTTTTCATGCTGATTTCCTTTTTTGCTTCTGCTTGTTGTTCCACAATGCTACCTCCGTTATGGGTTTTTATTTTGTGAAGCTGTGATACCTCCAGCCGCTTCATAAGGTCTTTAAAAGTAAGCGATATACTTAAAAGCTACTTGGTTCGCTGCGTTAGATTACGCTTCCTTGCACGGATAACGTGCCTACAATTTCGTCTCCGGCTTGTACGCCGTGCGCTTTTAGTGTTTGATTGAAAAGTTCCAAGTCTTTCGATGAGAGAATGAAGCAGCCCGCGCTCCATGCGTAGGTTGTGTCTGTTCCTTTTGAAAATGAGAACCGATCATGTATCAGCCAGCGGCCGGTCTGATAGCCGCCTTTCGTAGTCTGCATCGCGTTACGGTCAATTTTTTGTCCGTCAATATCGAGCGTCTGCGTAATAGCGTGGATTTGTCCGTGAAATTTCCGCGGAGGCACGAAGCACCGCACGGTAAAATCTCCGGCAGCAATGCTGTCTCCGTAAGAAACAGTATCTCCGGGCAGCATATCACCGAAGCAATAATTTGCAACACTCTGACATTTGCATTTGAAAAGTTCCGTATCATCATTCAGCAAAATGAAATCGTCGAGGCTATTATTTTTCCAGTTATTTGAAAAGCTATCAGGTTTATCCGGTTCGGCTTTGAAATCATAGGATTCTACATACCGGATTATGTGAAGATGCAGCATAGTAAGGCTCCTTATCTTGTCAGTCATGTAAGAGCCTAGTATTTTTTTAGATTGAATATCAGATAACGATTATTAAAAAAGTAACCTTTTTACCGGAATATACTCAAGAAAATACCGGTTATTTAATTACACACTATGTAATCACTCTTTCATATTTTTCCCATTAAATCCCGCCTTTTCCCGCTAAATCCCGTCTATTCTCCGGCATTAGACATTCTATTTGATGGCTTTATCAACAACAACTATTTGATTTTATTTTTATACAATCACACCAGGATATTAAGGATCTAAAACCAAGGCCTTTATTGCCA